AAAAAAAGTGGCCTCTAAAAGCTTAGTAAAGCTTGGAGGTAGTGTAACTATAAGACAAGTTACTAACGGCTCCTACGATACCGCTACTGGCGCAGTGAGTGAAAGTAATAGTGATACTGTAGTAAAAGGTTTATTAGAAAATATAAATAATACTGAAGTTAATGATTTAATCCAAGCAGAGGATAAAAAACTAACAATATCTGCTGGTGACATTACATTTGTACCAACACCAAAAGATAAAGTTGTAGTTGCTTCTGTTGTTTTTAAAATTATTACTGTAGTGACAAACCAACAAAATAATATACCAATAACCTTTGAATTATTCTTGAGGGCATAATGGCAAGAGAAATAAGAATTAATCGTATTGTTGATGAGGTCTTTAAGAAAGAAATTGTTGAGACTGTACAAAAAGCAACTTTATCTTGGGAGACAAAAGTAAAATTAGCAACACCAGTTGATACTGGTAACTTAAGAAATTCTTGGGACCATAAGATAGAGCCTTTTATTGGTACTGTTTTTACAAATGTAGAATATGCAGAACCAGTTGCTTATGGTACAAGCTTGCCACCAAGTTGGGATGGCCAATATAGAACAAGACAAAATACAATTAAAGGTTATCCAGAGCTTATCGGTAAACAAATAGCTACAGATATCCAAAATAGATTTAATATATAATTATGGCCGCAACAGATTTAAATACAGTCAGACAAACAATAGAAGCAAGACTTGCTACAGAACTTGCTAGTAGCCCTGCAATTCCTGTTGTCTTTAATAATATGCCTTTTGATTCTTCTGCCCAAGATTCTTTTGTACAATGTTCTACAAGTTTTGGATCTGGAAGTTATTTGACTATGGGCGGGTCTGCTAATTCTACCAATACTGTTGTTGGTTTAATATTACTAAACGTTTTTACAGAAGAAGGTATAGGTGCTGGAGCTAACTTTACAATTGGCAAAAGGCTTCGTGACCTTTACAATAATATTACAGTAACAAATGTAATCTTTGATTCACCTATTGGACCTGAGGTACTATCACAAAGTCCTGAAGGAAAATTCCAAACACAAATCAGGATTACTTTTGAAATATATGAGGATCTTTAAATGGAACTTACAGAAGAACAACTTGACGCAGTAGAAGCTGTAAAAGGTAGAAGAGATGCTTCATATTGGGACCCTAAGTGCCGTAAGTATTATGCCGAACAACAAAATTTAAAAAAAAATGTAAATAATACCAAAAAGGGTTAATATATTACTTAATAGTTCTTTTTTTTGTTATGGCTGTAAAAGGTGATGTAGGCAAACTAATGTTTGAAAATGCTGGCGGCACAGAAGCCAATATTGGTGAGCTGCGATCTTGGTCGTTATCTGTTTCTAAAGACTCAATGGAAACTACTGCGATGGGAGCAACTTCAAAGACTTTTATCGGTGGTTTAATCAGTGGCGAAGGTTCAGCAGAACTTTTATATGATGCTAGTGGTAACTCAGACTACCAAGCTTTTATAGATGATGTATTTACAACAGGGGATGCTGGCGATGCATTATTTGAATTATTCCCTGATTCAGCTACAGCTTCTAAAAAGATAGGATTCGCCGGATTAATTACAGGTGCTGAGTATGGCGCAACACTTGGGGAGATTCAAGTAGTGAATATCTCATTCATAACAAACGGTGCTATTACTTCAGCTATATAGTACATTAGGTTAACGTACCTAATTTTTTATGGCGACAAAAAGAAACGTAGACCTTATCACTGAAGCTTTTAGTGATGTGATGACAGCTAGAAGAAAATATGAACTAAAAAATCCTCAAGGTGAGATTTTAAAAGAAATATTCTTCCCACCACTTACAAGGTTTGATAGAAAGCAAGCCCAAGCTGCTGCTGGAACAGATGACGCTTTAACAATATCAACAAGACTTCTTTGTCAACTTGCAGAAAATGAAGATGGATCAAAAGCCTTTGCTTCTGCTGATGCTGAGAATTTACAGAGATTTTTACCTGAGACAGTTTTAAATGAGCTTGAATTATTTATGATGAATATTCAAGTTGATCTTGACACAGCAAAAAACGAATAAGGCGAGATAACTGGTTAAGCTTTGAGTTTTTTCTCGCAACAGAACTAGGAAAATCTGTACAAGAACTAAGAAAATCTATGACGGAAGAGGAGTTAATACATTGGGCTGGATATTATGAAGTTAAAAATGAAAGAGAAAAACAAGAAATGAATCGTCAAAAGGCAAAATCAAGGTAGAATATAATAAAGGTTATTTGTATTCGTGGCACAATCGACAGTTAAGTTAATAGTTGATGCTCAAAATGCAATAAGACCATTGCAGCGTGTAAATGAACAGACAAAAGCTTTAAGCAGTAGTACAGATAAATTAAAAGGCAGATTAGATAGAAGCAATAGATCACTAAGAAACACAGGGAGAGCAGCAAAAACCGCAAGCACTGGTGTTTCAACTTTAACAAAAGCGTTTGCTCCATTACTAGCCGCAGTATCAGTTCTTGGTGCTGCAAGATTTGTATTTGTTAAAACAGCAGAACTAGAAACCCAAAGAGCAAGTCTTGAGCAATTAACTGGGTCACTTGAAGAAACCAATAAAATCATTGATGAACTTCAAGCTTTTGGTGCTGTAACACCATTTACAAGTAGTGAATTAATAGAACAAACAAAAAGATTAAAAGCTTTTGGTTTTGAAACTGAAGAGTTAGTTGACACAACAAAACGACTATCTGACGTAGCTGGTGCTACTGGTGCTGACCTTACAGGTATAGCTACAGCCTTCGGTCAGATAAGAGCAAAGGGTAAATTACAACAGGAAGAGAATCTTCAATTATTAGAAAGAGGAGTCAATATAACTGACGAACTTAAAAAAATTACAAAACTGCAAGGGGATGAATTTGAATCTGCAATGCGTAAAGGAAAAATAGGTGCTGATGCAGTAAATCAAGCTTTAATTAATTTAACAAGTCAAGGCGGTATTTTTGCCGGTGGAGCTACAAAACAAGCAGACACTTTAAATGGAAAATTATCAACTTTACAAGATACGATTGACACACTTGCAAGAACAATCGGAACAGAATTAGAAGGAGAAATAAAAGATGTTTTAGATTTTAGTATTGCAGCAGTTAAAGCAATAAATGAGTTAATAAAAAATTTTGGTATTTTAAAAAAAGCTATAGACGTAATTAATCCATTTGAACAATTAAGAAGTTTAAAAGAACAGCTTACAACCCAAAAAAAATTAGCCGAATCAACAAACAAGATAAGAAAAATTAATGTAAAAAACGGTCAAATTGTAGAAATAACAAAAGATAAGACACAAGAAACAACACTTGCTTTTACCGAGCTATTAACTCCTTCTGATTTGTTTAATCAAAATCTAGGGCAATCTAATATTTTCATGGAATCAATTAGTAATGGTACAGAAAAATTATCTGAAGGTCTTGTAAATGTAAAAAGTGAAGCTGATAAGTTAAAAGAGAAATTTATGGAGATAGGTCAAGGAATAGAACAGGGTATTGTGTCAGGTCTTACTGATGCGGTGATGGGAACAAAAACATTAGCTCAAGCTGCTATTGGTGTATTAAATGATTTAAAAAGAAAGCTTGTTGAAGTTGCAATGCAACGTGCAGTGTCTGGTATTGGTAACTTCTTAGGAAATGCTTTAGGTGGGTTGTTTGGTGGTGGAGGAGGAGGTCTTGTTGGTAATAAAGCATCAAGTTTTTTAGGTGGTGCTAATCCTATTGCTGGAATGTTTGCTAATGGAGGTAATCCACCAGTTGGAAGAGCTTCAATCGTGGGCGAAAAAGGCCCAGAGCTTTTTGTTCCTCGTTCTGCTGGTACTATTATTCCTAATAATGCAATGGGTGGAGGGGTTACAAATATAGTGACTGTTAATGTTGATGCTTCTGGTTCTTCTGTAGAGGGTAATGACGGACAGGCCAACGAGTTTGGTAATATACTAGCTTCAGCAATACAAGCTGAACTTATAAACCAAAAACGTGCTGGAGGGCTTTTATCTAACGCATAATTATGGAAGCTTTTCCAACTACAGTACAACCAGCATATAGTGGCTTTTCAAAAAGAAGTCAGCCTAACATTAAAAAGGTACGTTTTGCTGATGGTTTTGAACAACGTCAACTTGCAGGCATAGCAGCACATCAAAATGGAAAGATTTATAATTTAATTTTTCAAAATATCTCTGAAACAGCTAGTGATGAGATTGAATATTTTTTAAATGAAAGAGCATTAGATCAAGCATCATTCACGTTTACCCCACCAAGTGAAGAGTCTGTTAAAACAGGAACATATTCCCAAAGTGGCACTACCATTACTGTTTCTATTACTGCACATCAATTATTCGCTAATGATTCTATAACTGTTGATTTTACTTCTGGCTCTGCAACTGATGGTACGTTCTCTGTTGTTTCATTGACTAACGCAAATACATTTGTTATTACTGCTGGAAGTAGTGCAACAAACTCTGGGAATTGTACAGTCACTAAATCAGGAACATCTAATTTTGTATGCGAAAGCTGGTCAAAATCTATCCCTTATGTAAACAGGGCAACGATCAACGCAACCTTCAGGGAGGTGTTTGAACCATAATGGCAATACCTACAGAAGAACTACAAAAGGCTAACCCTAGTGCAAAGATAGAACTTTTTGAAATACATCTTGTAGCTGCTTTACATGGCAGTACTGATGTTTCTAGGTTTCATAACGGCATCAATATGAACACTACCTTTAATGTTGTATTTCAAGGTAATACATACCAAAGAATACCTATTGAAGCTAATGGGTTTGAGTATTCAATAGCAAGAACAGCACTACCAAGACCAACAGTAAGAATAAGTAATATATTATCTAGTGTTACTGCCTTGATGACTCAAGCAAACCTTACAACTCCTAAAAATGATTTGAATGGAGCAAAATTTAAAAGAATTACTACCTTGTTAAAATTTATTGATAATGCAAACTTTGAATCAGGCACTAACCCATTTGGAACACCAGCAAATAATACTTACGAAAACCAAACATTTTTTATTGATAGAAAAACTGTTGAGAGTAAAAACTTTGTAGAATTTGAACTTGCAATGGCTCTTGACTTGCAAAATAGAACAGCACCAAAGAGAATAATTACAAGAAAAGATTTTCCTTCTGTTGGTACGTTTGCATGAACAACTGGCAAGAACAAGCATTACATCACGCTAAAGCTGCACTACCAGAGGAGTCCTGTGGTTTGGTTTTAGATGTTGAAGGCAAAGAGGAATATTATCCTTGTAAAAACATTGCTATTGAAGGTGCAAATAGTTTTACGATAGATCCCGAAGATTGGGCAAAGGCTGAAGAAACTGGAACTGTATTACATATCTGTCACTCACACCCAAATGGAGACTTAACACAATCAGAAGAAGATATAAAAAATTGTGATTTTATTGGATTATCATGGTTTATTTTTGATCCAGATAATGACAAGGTGCAAGAATTAAAACCTCAAGAGCATAAACCTATGCTCAGTAAAGATAAATTTATTGATAGAGAAAGAACAGAACATGAACAGGGGTTACGCAAAATAAAAGTTTATGGCAGATTAGCTGAATTAGTAGGATGGCATGTTAGTTATGCAGATGTTAAAAATATGAAAGATGTTTATAAATATTTAGTTTGTAATTATCCAGAAATAGAGCCACATCTAATAAAAAATATGTATCGTATAACAATTAATAATGATGTCGTAAAAACAAATGATGATTTGATGGTTGTTAGTGAAGGTGAGATAAGAATGATACCTATTGTTTCTGGGGCATGGTTTTTCCTAGCTGCTGCATTTATTGGTGCGGGTGCTGCTGCTACAGCAGTAGGAGGTGCTGTCTTGGCATATATTGGGGCGGCTTTAATAACTACTGGAGTTTCAATGGCGATTCAAGGTGTAACCAATATGTTATTTCCTCAACAAGGCCCAAACGTAGGTGAATCTTCTGGATTAAGTGAAACAGATTCAAGAGTTAATTATTCATTTAGTGGTATTCAAAACGTAAGTAGGGCTGGTGTTTGCATACCTTTAATATATGGGGAGGTGTTTACTGGATCTGTTGTAGTAAGTTCTGGAACTGATACCGCTCCTGTTTATTTTGGAGGTTAATTAAAATGCCATTACCTAGAAGTGTAAGAGATTTTAAATGGAGAGGTATTGATTACTCAGGTGGTTATAGAGGTGGGCAAGGTTTAAAATATTATGATGCAGAAATGAAAGATGGCGAGATTGGTTCTCGTCAATTTGTAACAACTGTAGATGTAATTTGTGAAGGCGAAATTGCAGGTTTTCCATCTGCTATTGATGCTGGTCATACATTAGGAACAGACGATTATAATAGAACTGCTTTAAAAGATATATTTTTAAATAATGTACAAGTTTTACAGCAATCTGCCTCAGACACAGACCCCGCAGATGGTACTTTTAACTTTGGTACAACAAATGCAAACAGACCAGCATTTATACCAAAATTAGGAACAGCAGATCAAACAAAAATAAGAGGTGTAACTGAAACAGAAAGGGATAGACCAATAGGGGTAACTGTAACAGTTGCCCAACCACAAACAGTTTCTATTACGGATACTAATACTGAAGGTGTAAGGGTTACAGTTGGTTTTCCACGATTACAAAAAATTGAAGATGATGGAAATATATCTGGTACAACTGTTGAATATACAATAGAGGTTAAAAATCAAGCAGGAACATTATTAAAAAAAATTAACCCAGAAACTCTTTTAACAGGACTTGATAGAAATATACATAGTTCTGGTGGTCGTATTACTGGAAAAAGCACATCACCATATTTTAAAGATCATATTATTACTTTTCATGGTACAAGTCTTAATGACAATATTCCAGCATCAGAATTTCCACTAACAGTTACAGTTACAAGAGTGACAGCAGACAGTACAGATGTAAGGCTTGTAAATGCTTTTGAACTAACATCTATTACTGAATTAGACTTTGAAACTCCTACATATCCAAACACTGCTGTTGCCGCTTTACGCTTTGATGCTGAAATCTTTAGATCCGTTCCTCAGAGGATGTACAGAATCAGAGGGCGACTTATTAAAATACCGCATAATTCAACTGTTAGATCAGATGGTTCTTTGTCATTTAGTGGCTCATTTAATGGCACATTAAAAACTGCAAAAGAATGGTGTAATGATCCAGCTTGGGTGCTTTATGATCTTATCACTGAAAGCAGGGCGGGATTTGGTGATTTTATATCAGAAGATGAGGTAGATAAATATGCTTTTTATAATGCTTCAGAATATAATTCAACACTTATAGATGATGGTCAAGGTGGGACTGGCCCTAGATTTAGTTGTAATTTAGTTATCCAAAGAGTTTTTGAGGGTTACACTATCCTAAATAAGGTTGCCTCGATTATGAGAGCAAGTTTATTCTTTGAAGATGGCAAAGTTACTCTTGTACAAGATCGACCTACTACAAGCTCATATTTCTTTTCTTATGCCAACGTAACTGAAGATGGTTTTGTTTATACAGGTGCAAGCCAAAAAACAAAAGATACAGTTATAAATGTTAAATATTTCCAAAATGAAACGAGAACTTATGAATATGAGACTGTTGAAGATACTGCTTCAAACCAAACAAAATATGGAGTGGTTGTTAAAAATATTGAAGCAATAGGCTGTAGCGATCAGGCACAAGCACGAAGAATGGGGTTATGGCATTTGTACACCCAAAACAATGAAACTGAAACTGTTGTTTTTAGTACAACTGCTGATGCTGGATCTTTGATAAGACCTTCGCAGGTAATTACAATTCAAGATCCTGTCCGTAGTGGTTTAAGACGTTCTGGAAGGATTTCAGCAGCCACAACAACACAAATAACTGTTGATAATACAAAAGATTTACCTACAGAAGCAGCTTGTGGAGATCAATTATCAGTAATTCTTACAGACGGCAGTTTAGAGACTAAGACAATTTCAACTATTAGTTCTAATGTGATAACAGTTTCTAGTGCCTACACTTCTGCTCCACAAGTAAATAGTGTTTGGTTGTTAGTAAGAACAACTGTTGAGACTGAGGATTTCAGGGTTCTTTCTGTTAGTGAGGATAATAATTTATTTACTATTACTGCAATGTTTCATAATTCTGATAAATACGCTTTTGTCGAAGATGGAGCAGCAATAACAACTCCTGTTATTACGAATTTAGTTGAATTAAAAGATTCTCCTAGTGATTTAACAGCAGAAGAACTAATTATTGTTTTAGGTGATAGAGCCGTAAGTAAAATACTTTTAACATGGCAACCAGTAGCAGGGGTTTCGCAATATTCAGTAAAGCATAAATTTGATGATGGAAGTTTTCAAACAACTATTGTACAGAGTCCAGTATTTGAAATATTTGATTCTGAATTAGGAACTTATGAGTTTGAAGTTTTTAGTTATAACGCATTTTTTGAACCAAGCGTAATACCTTCTTCACTCACTTTTATTGCTGAAGGTAAAACAGCAGTACCAGCAGATGTACAAAATTTAAGAATAGAACCATTATCAGATGAATTTGTAAGATTACGTTTTGATAAATCAACAGATGTTGACGTTTTACATGGTGGAAACGTGGTAATTCGTAGTTCTAACCTTACAAGTGGAGTTACTTTTACTAATGCTGTTGATGTATTACCAGCCTTAAGTGGAAACGTAAATGAAACAATCGTACCAAATATTGTAAATGGGACATACGTTCTTAAGTTTCAAGATGATGGTGGAAGGTTAAGTAGTGGTGATGCTTCTGTTATTATGTTGCAAACACAGCCTGATGTATTTCCTAAGTTAACAGTATTAGAAGATAGAGAAGATAATGACTCACCACCTTTTGCTGGTAATAAAGTTGACTGTTTCTTTAGTGATGATGTAAACGGACTTGTTCTTGGATCTCTTGAACTTTTAGATGGGGTTACAGATTTTGATGCTATCGCTGACTTTGATTTCTTAGGTGCTGTTGATATAACTGGCGGTCATTATGACTTTGCAAATACTTTAGATTTAGGTGGCAAACAACCTTTACATTTAAGAAGGCATATTGTTTCACAGGGTTATTATCCTAATGATCTAATTGATAAAAGAAGTGCAAATATTGATACATGGACTGACTTTGACGCTGCTACTGCCTTTGATGTAGGGGCAAAATTATTAGTTGCAACAACTGATTCTGACCCTGATTTATCAGTAACGGCTGATGGTTACACAATAAATGATGGATCTGGTAGTGCTGGCACAATAATTACAATTACAAAATCATCTCATGGTTATTCTGTTGGTAGCTTTGTAACTGTTGACTTTACGTCTGGAACAGGTGTTGATGGTGATTATCAAATATCAGCAGTAACCACAAATAATTTTACTTTGACTTCTGCAACTTCATTATCGACTAGCGGTAACTGTACATTTAGTGCTGAATTTAGTCAGTACAACCCCTTTGTTAATGGTTCTTATATTGCAAGAGGTTTTAAATTTAGATGCGAAATGGACACAAACGACCCTGCACAATCTATAGAAATCGACCAACTAGGATATACAGCAGAATTAAATAGCAGAACAGAAACAAGTCTTGGTAATGCAGGGGCTACAAATGGAATTATTGCTTCTGGAACTTCTACAAAGTCAGTAACCTTCACTAAGAGCTTTTTTACAGGTCAGTCAGGTACTAGCATTGCAGCAAATTCTGTATTGCCTTCAATAGGCATCACAATTGAAAACGCACAATCAGGTGATTTCTTTGCATTGTCATCTATTAGTTCCACAGGATTTGACATAGATGTAAAGAATGGGTCTAGCTTTGTTAATAGAAATTTCAAATATGCTGCCACAGGATTTGGGCGTGGTAGTTAATTTTAAAGTAGGATATACTTAGATAAAAGTTGGATTAAGTAATGGCTCAACATGATTATGTAATTGATAACTCTACAGGAGCTAACGTCAGGGCTGATTTAAATAACGCATTATTGGCAATATCTTCAAATAATTCTGGTTCATCTGCCCCTTCTACAAATTACGCTAGTCAATTTTTTGCTAATACCAATACAAGTTTTATGCAGTTAAGGAATACTGCTAATAATGCTCATATAAATTTATTTAGTCTTGCAGGTTCGCCTGCTTTTCCTGTTGATGGAACTATAAATAGTATAAATATAGGTAAAGGTGCAAACTCTGTTGCAGGTAACACTGTTCTTGGAGAAAGTGCTTTAGATTCTGGTTCTGTATCTGGTGGAAATAATACTGCGGTTGGTAAATCTTCTTTAACTGCTTTGACCTCTGGTACAAGAAATACAGCAACAGGTGTATCATCTTTGGCAGCTATAACAACTGCAAATGATAATACGGCATTTGGATATAATGCTTTACTTGTAAACACTGCTTCAGAAAATACTGCATTTGGATCTAGGGCATTAGATGCGAATACTTCTGGCACAAGAAATACAGCATTGGGAGACTTAACTGCCAGTCTTAATACAACTGGAACTGATGTAACAGCAGTTGGCTGGAACGCTTTAAGAAATTCAACAGGAAATGGCAATACCGCAGTTGGGTCAAGATCCTTAGATGCAAATACAAGTGGAGCGTCTAATACAGCAATTGGTGATTTGTCTTTAAGTGGAAATACTACTGCGTCTAACAATACTGCTGTAGGTGCTTCGGCTTTATTTGCAAACACAACTGGAACAGAGGGAACTGCTGTAGGTGCTAATGCCTTAGATGCTAATACGACAGGGGATCTTAATACTGCTGTTGGATATAATGCTATGAGTGATAATACAACAGGTGCAAGTAATACTGCTATAGGTCAACGTGCTTTAAAATCAAATACAACAGCATCTAACAATACTGCTGTGGGTCTTCATGCCTTAGAAGCAAACACAACTGGAACGAGCAATGTAGCTGTAGGTTCTATAACTTTAGATGCAAACACTACTGGAACGCAAAATACTGCGATTGGTAGAGGTGCTTTAACATCAAATACAACTGCTAACGATAACACTGCTGTAGGAGCAGATGCTTTATCAGCTAATACCAGTGGAACAGAAAATACAGGATTAGGACAAGCTTCTCTATTGTCTAATACAACAGGGGGACAAAATACTGCTGTTGGAGTTGATGCTTTAAGAGCAAACACAACTGGAGGTTTAAACGTAGCTGTTGGTGGAAATGCTTTAGATGCAAATACAACAGCAGATGAAAATACATCTGTTGGTTACAATTCATTAACAGCAAACACAACGGGTGGAAATAACACAGCCTGTGGTGGTGGTGCTTTAGCAACTAATACTACAGCAAATAACAACACTGCTGTAGGAAGGCATGCTTTAGTAAGTAATACAACTGGATCTAGCAACACTGCGGTAGGTAGTGGAAGTTTAAGAGCTAACACAACTTCGGTAGAAAATACAGCAATTGGTTACGAAAGTTTGTATACATCCACAACTGGATCACAAAATGGAGCTTTAGGATATGTTGCTTTATATCAACTAACTACAGGAACATATAATACTTGTTTAGGTGGTCATGCCCCAGGCTATGAAATAACAACTGGTTCTAATAACACTTGTCTTGGTAGTGATGCTGGTAGAGGAAATTCACCCTCTGGATCAATAACAACAGGAAGTAATAATGTTGTTCTTGGAAATAACTCTGTTTCTAATTTATTCTGTGCCGATACTTCAATTTCAAGTTCTGATTCAAGAGATAAGACAGATGTAACAAATTTCAATATTGGATTAGCTTGGATAGAAGCATTAAGACCAGTTACTTACAGATGGGATAGAAGGACTTGGTATGGAACAGATGCAGAACCTTACGGAACACCTGACGGATCTAAAAAAAGACAAAGATTGCATATTGGATTTTTAGCACAAGAAGCACTTGCTGTAGAACAAGCAAATGGTTATGGTTCATCAAATGATGATTCTTTAATTTTAAATCTTACTGATGACGGTATGAGTTATGGAATGAAATATGAAAGACTCGTACCAATACTTGTAAATGCTATAAAAGAACTATCCGCAAAAGTCACAGCCCTCGAAGCAGGGTAAACTGTAAACAACTAAGTTTTTATCATGGAAGAAAAAACCGCAGATGAAATCGCAGCAATCTTTTCCGCTGCTGGTGATAGCGTAACTGTAATCAATACAGATGCTAACTTTGCTGCATATGGTACGAGAACATCTGATTCAACTACTACTGAAACAGAATGGAAAGCAATGATTCAGAGAAATACTGAACATCTTGAAATTATCAAGGCTTACACAAAGACTGATGGTACAACTTCTATCTGGGGATCAGAAAGTTTTACAGCCATTGATGCTGCTATAACTACAGGTAAAGCTATCTATTCTTAAATTATGAATCTACAGGAAAGATTACAGCAACTTGCATTAGAAAGACAAAACCTAACTATTGCTTTGCATGAAATTAATGGTGCAATGAAGATTTTGGAACAGCAGATCCTTGAG